GATCAATCACACAACCCATACATGCACAACTCACACAGGTTAAAGAGGAAGCATACGCGAAATACGCAACATGGATACACTCAGATGTTTCGAAGAGCATCATGATCGTCGGTGGCATCACGCTAGCAGCAGCACTCATATACTTCACGTATAGAATGCTCCGGACTGGGGAACCCACACAAGTTCTTCAGGAATTGCAGGAACAAATTGACCAAACACGCATCGCGCTCACACCAGAAACGGACTACTCGCTCACAAGCCAAAAGAGCAGTGGAGGAGTCAATGGCAAGAAGCAAGGCAAAGAGAGTAGACGACTCCAATATGCCAATGAACACCAAGTCGATAAACGTTACAGAGGAGAAGTGGCCTTTACCAAGAGAGGCTTTGCTCAGAACGACATCACTGAGCCAGACGTCAACATCGACACAGCGAAATACGACCAAATAGCGACGCAAGAGAAACATGTAGCTTTCATCTCGCTATATGACGACAAAGGAGACATCAGATCGAACGGATCTGGACTGGCACATGATAATTTCATCATCACAACAACTCATGTGTTGAAACCACGCATCAACGAGCAACGCATTGACACGACTGGCTGGAGGTACCGCATATACATTGGCAACGCAATTCTGGAAGGTAATCTTGATCCGGAGACGATGCAGGAATTCGCTGGAAATAGTGAATTATGCATAATGCACATTGGAAGGAAATGCGCAGATCTCACATCTAGATTTGTAGCAAATACGCAGGAACTCATTGGCCACCGCAAACTGGCACTCATCACGAAAGCAGCAAAGACATCGCGAGGCACATACTCAACCAAGGTTGTAGTTGGAATTGCAACACCAACATTGCTTACAACACATGACAACACAGACGGACAAGTGAAAGCATACGAGATGAGAGCAGCGACTGAAGCAGGATGGAGCGGATCACCGTACTTAGACGTAGAAAGTAAGAAGATATTCGCTATCCATTATGGAGCTGAACTGCCTTTGAGCAAAGCATACGGACACACAATCACCAAAGCTGGAGTTGCAGATACCATCACTGCCTACTATGAACGCGTTAGTAGAGTACCAGTTATTGTGCGAACACCAAAATTCACCACGCAGAATGAAGACTACCATCCAAGCACATTCGACACGCTCGATGTGAGTGAACAAGATGAAATCCACCACGGAAAGGCATTGCACATGCCACGCAAGTCAAAGATCACGGAGAGCAAATTGCACGGAGTCTTTCCGACAAGAACAGGACCATCAGTTTTGCACGTGAGAGACGTACGACTGGAGGACACGACAATGACACCACTACAGAGAGGATTATCGAAGTACGAGAAACGTATTCACTCTGTGGAAATCGGCACGCAACGGGAAATTGTCAACACGATGGTTGATCGATATACGCGCAAAATCAAGGAGCACATCGAACTCACCGACTACCCTATCAACGAGCTCATTAATGGGAACGAGGTACAGGGCTTCACATCACTCGACATGCACACATCAGATGGACATCCATACAAGACAGCCAACAAGCCACTCTTCCAACAAGACGCGATGGAACAATGGAATCTCACAGCTTTTGGACGAAAAGAGCTGAACAAACTGGAAACACGACTGGAAAACGACGAACCACTGGACATGCCATTCTCAGCGCACCTGAAAGACGAAAGACGACCGCTGGAGAAAATACGCATTGGAAAATCACGGCTATTCCTGGCATCGAACAAGATCTTGACACTGGTATTCCGACGGTACATGGGGGAGTTTGTCTCCTTCCTACACCGGAAGAAGTTGAAGCACAGCTGTGCAGTCGGGATTAATGTCATGGGATATGACTGGAC